GTCCTCGTCGCCCTCGGCCTCGCCTTGTGGCTGACGTCCACCACCCACGTGCTGCGCTGACGTGGCCGTCCGCAAGACCAGCACCGCCCGTGGCTACGACTACCGCCACCAGCAGGAACGCCGACGCTGGCAACCCAAAGTCGACGCCGGCCTCACCGACTGCCACGCCGTCCGCTGTATCATGCCCACCCGCGCCATCCTCCCCGGCCAAGCATGGGACCTCGGCCACGACGAGGCGCGCACCCGCTGGACAGGACCCGAGCACGCCGAGTGCAACCGGTCGGACGGGGGCCGCAAGGGAGCTGCCGTGATCAACGGCAAGAACGCGGCGCTCAAGCACTCACGCATCTGGTAACCCGCCTGACCAGCGCCGATGCATATTATGCATCGGCGTCGGCCCAAAAAAATCCAGCAAGATCGGCTCTAGACCGCTGGGACAGTCGGCCTCTTCTCTCTCCATGGTCGGGGAATCCGATCATCGCCCGACCGCATCTTATACATCGCTGTTCGGAGGCCGGCCCATGGCGCGGAAGTGCAGCGTCTGCGGCGCCGAGTTCGAGCAGAAGCCGGGGCCGGGTCGTCCTCGGCTGCGGTGTGAGGGGTGTCGGCCGAGGGAGGCGCGGCGGGCGCGGCAGCCGTCAGTGTCGGCCCCGGTTGCTCTCCCTGCGGTGTTACGGACCGGTTTGGTGGCCTCGGTTGAGGCGCAGTTGCGCGAGGCGGGTCGGGAGTCGTCGCCGAGGGGTGCGCTGGCGTTGGTGTTGGCGGAGACGTTGGCGGCGGGTGGGCACACGGCGTCGGGGGCGGCGGCGCTGGCCCGGGAGTTGCAGGCGACGCTGGATGCGGCGCTGGCGGGTGCGCCACGGTCGGGGGATGCGCTGGACGAGATCGGCCGGAGGCGGGCGCAGAAGGCCGCGGGTGCCTGAGACGCTGCTGCGGCCGGCGTACCTGTCGGTGCCGCCGCGGCTGGGTTCGTACGGCGCGGAGGCCGTGGACCTGATGCGTCTGGCGGGTCGGGAGTTGGACCCGGAGCAGGTGCTGGCGGTGGACGCGATGTTGTCGTACGGCCCGGGTGGGCGGTGGGCGGCGTTCGAGACGGTGACGGTGAAGGCGCGGCAGAACGGGAAGACGGCCGGCGAGTTGCTGCCGGTGACGCTGTTCGACCTGTTCCTGCTGCCCCCGGACAAGGTCATGTGGACGGCGCATCTGTTCCGGACGGCGCGGGACGCGTTCGCGGATTTCCTGGGGCTGATCGAGGGCTGCGACGAGCTCGGCCGCCGGGTGCGGAAGATCAGCGAGTCGCATGGTGAGGAGTTCATCGAGCTCACGTCGGGTGCGAGGCTGGAGTTCCACGCCCGGTCGAAGGGTTCCGGTCGGGGCTTGTGCGTCAAGCGGATCGTGATGGATGAGGCGGGCTACCTGTCGGCGGAGTCGATGGGGGCGTTGATCCCGACGTTGGCGGCCCGGTCGGTGACGGGCGACCCGCAGATCAACTACGGGGCGTCGGCGGGGGTCAGGGCCTCCGATCATCTGCGGGACCTGCGGGATCGGGGCCGGGCCGGCGCGGACCCGTCGCTGGTGTACGTGGAGCACTGCTGCCCGGGGTCGTGGGACAACCCGGGCTGTGAGTTGGGCGCGGAGTGCCCACATACGGTCGGTGTCGGGGGCTGTGTGCTGGACGACGAGGCGCTGTGGCCGGCGGCGAATCCGGCGCTGGGGCGGCGGATTTCCTACGCCTACGTCCGCAACGAGCGGCGGGCGTTGCCGCCGGAGGAGTTCGGCCGGGAGCGGTACGGCTGGTGGGACGACCCGGTCGATGTGACGGTGGTGCCGCTCGAGTCGTGGGCGGAGTGCGTGGACCTGTCGTCGGCGCCGCGGGGCCGGCCGGTGCTGGCGGTGGACTGTTCCCCGGGGTCGCGCAGCGCGGCGATCGTGGCGGCGATCCGCCGCCCGGATGGCCTGCCGCATCTGGAGGTGGTGGCGCACGCCCGGGACGTGGCGTGGGTGCCGCGCCGCTGCCGGGAGCTGGCGGCGCATTCGCCGCTGGACTGGGTGCTGGACCCGGGCGGGCCGGCGGGTGCCCTGTTGCCGGATCTGCTGGCGGCGGGTGTGGAGCCGCGACAGTTGACGACCCGGGATCTGGGGCAGGCGTGTGAGGCGTTCGCTGCGGCGGTGGGGGAGCGGTCGGTGCGGCATCTCGCTGACCCGGTGCTGTCCCGGGCGATCGCGGGCGCTGGCCGGCGGGACATCGGCGACGGGCTGTGGGCGTGGTCGCGGCGTCGTTCGGAGGTGGACATCGCGCCGCTGGTCGCCGCGACCGAGGCGTTGTGGGGGTTGTCGACGTTGGAGGACGAGCTCGGGCCGGCGCCAGCCCCGAAGTTGCTCACGTCAGCGGTGGCGGGGGAGACACATCCCCTCGCGCGTGCCGGGTTCTGACCGTGATCTGACCACCGGAGGAGTGTCGTGCCCGCTTCCGCTCCGGTGTCCGAGGTCGGCTACGGCAAGTCGGCTGGCAGCTGGTGGGAGCTTCTCGATGAGGAGCCGACCCCGGAGTTGCGGTGGCCGGAGTCGATCGCCGTGTACGACTCGATGCGGTCTCAGGACGCGCAGGTGGCGTCGGTCTTGCGGGCGGTGACGTTGCCGGTGCGGCGGACGCCGTGGCGGGTCGAGCCGGCCGGGGCCCGGGACGAGGTCGTCGAGCATGTCGCGCAGGATCTGAGCCTGCCGATCGTGGGCCAGCCGGACGCGCCGCCGCCGCCGCGGATCCGGGACCGGTTCTCCTGGCCGGAGCACCTGCGGCTGGCGTTGCTGATGCTGCCGTTCGGGCACCAGTTCTTCGCGCAGTGGTACCGCATCTCCGAGGACGCCCGACGGGCGCACCTGCGGAAGCTGCTGCCGCTGATGCCCCGCACGATCGAGCGGCTCGAGGTCGCTGACGACGGCGGGCTGGTGTCGTTGACGCAGTGGTCGCCGAAAGCGGGCCGGCAGGTGGAGCCGATCCCGGTGGACCGGCTCGTCGCCTACGTCCACGACCGGGAGGGCGGGAACTGGCTGGGTCGCAGTCTGCTGCGGCCGGCGTACAAGCATTGGCTGATTAAGGACCGGCTGCTGCGGGTGCAGGCGCAGACGATCGAACGCAACGGCATGGGTGTGCCCCTGTACGAGGGGCCGGAGAACCCGGCCGCGGATGACCTCGACACTGGCCTTGCCATGGCGAAGGCGTGGCGGTCGGGGGAGAACTCCGGGGCGGCGGTGGCGCACGGCGCGAAGATGCGACTGCTGGGTGTCGAGGGTGACCTACCCGACGCCGATCCGGCAATCCGCTACCACGATGAGCAGATCGCCCGCGCTGTCCTCGCGCACTTCCTCAACCTCGGCACCCAGACCGGCAGTTGGGCGTTGGGGACGACGTTCGCGGACTTCTTCACCCTGTCGCTGCAGACGCTGGCGCAGCAGGTCGCGGACACGGCGACGCAGCACGTCGTCGAGGACCTGGTCGACGTGAACTGGGGTGAGGACGAGCCGGCGCCGCGGATCGTGTTCGACGAGATCGGGACCCGGCAGGCGGCGACCGCGCAGGCGATCAAGGCGCTGATCGACGCCGGCGCGATCTTCCCGGAGGAGTTCTTCCGCCAGCAGTACGGGATGCCGCCGAAGGCGCCCGCACCACCCCCGGCTCCACCAGTCCCCGAAGGGAGCTGACCGCGTGCCCGACATCCCCGAGCTGCCCGACAGCCTGCGGGAGCGGCTGCGGCACCGGCCCGCCGCCGTCGGCGGTGACTGGTTCCGGATCCAGGCCAAGGACGAGCCCGGCAAGCCGAAGACGGCCGAGGTGTGGATATACGACCGGATCGGGTCGGACTGGTTCGACGAGGGCGTGTCCGCCAAGTCGTTCGCCCGGCAGCTCAAGGCGCTGGACGTCGACGAGATCATCCTGCACCTGAACACCCCGGGTGGGGACGCGTGGGACGGCATCGCGATCTACAACTCGCTGAAGGACCACCGGGCCAGGGTGACCGTGGTCGTGGACGCGCTCGCCGCGTCCGCCGGGTCGTACATCGCCCAGTCCGGCGACGTCGTGCGGATGAACCGGGCCGCCACGATGATGATCCACGACGCGTCCGGGGTCGCGATGGGCAACGCGAAGGACATGGCCGACTTCGCCGATGTCCTCGACAAGCTGTCCAATTCGGTCGCCGGGATCTACGCCTCCCGCGCCGGCGGCGAGGTCGCCGACTGGCGCGCGGCGATGGGTCGGGAGACCTGGTACACGGCCGCGGAGGCGGTCGAGGCCGGCCTCGCCGACGAGACGGTCGATGAGCAGCCGGCCGAGCCGAAGGCCCGCGCCCGGTTCGACTTGAAGGTATTCGCCTACGCGGGCCGTGATAAGGCCCCGCCGCCCCGCCCCGCCGCGAACGTCGGCGGCATGCCCACCCCGCACGGACCTACCCCGCCCGGACCGACGTCGGCTGGGCGCAGCACCAACCCACAGAAGGGAGCCGGTATGGACCCGGCCCGACTCGCGAAGCTGCGCGAGGCCTACGACCTGCCGGCCGACGCGCCCGAGGCCGACGTGCTCGCCAAGATGGCGGCCGACGTCCCGGCGCCCGCCCCGGCCACCCAGCCCCCGCCCGAGAGTGGCGGTGGCGGTGCGCGGGACGATGCCCTGCCGCCGAAGGTGACCGCACCGTCCGCCGGCTCCGACGCGGTGCTCATGGACCCCGCGCACCTGCGGCAGCTGCAGGCGCAGGCCGCCCGCGGCGACGAGGCGTTCCGCAAGATGCGGGAAGCCGAGTGCGACACGGTCATCTCCCAGGCCATCAAGGACGGGAAGTTCCCGCCCAGCAGGGAGGAGCACTACCGGCTGCGGTGGGCCACCGACCCGGACGGCACCGAGGACGAGATCAAGCGGCTGGCCAAGAACACGATCCCGGTCAGCGCGTCCGGCTACACCGGCGTGGGCGACGAGACCGAGACCGACATGGTCTACAACGCGATGTACCCGAACAGCTCGAAGGCGGGTGCGTCCCGTGGCTGACTACACCGCGGTCTTCCTCCCGGGGCACTTCTACACGTTGCAGGCCTCCGGCACGGTCGTCGGCGGCAACGTGCTGATGGTCTCCGGCTCCGGAACGGTCGCGGTCGCCACCGCGGCCGGCGCCGGCTCGGTGTGCGGGGTGGCCGGCCACGACGCGGTCTCCGGCGGGAAGGTCACCGTCCTGTCCCGCGGCATCCACGACCTGGTCAGCCAGGGCGCGATCGTCGCCGGCACCCCGGTCACCGTCGGCTCGGTCAACGGCTCGGTGGCCACGATCGGCGCGGCCACCTTCGAAAAGATGATCGGCGTCGCTCTCACGACCGGTGTCGACACTGCCCTCGTCCGCATTCTGCTGTTCCGGTAGCCGGAAGGGAGAAATAGACATATGCCGCACATCTATCCACCGGCTGCCCCCACCATCTCCGGTGACAACCTCACCATCTCCCGGTTCCTCGGCAGTCCGGCCGCCGTGCAGCGGCGGCTGCGGACCCTGACGGAGAACCGGTTCATCGCCGACGTG